GGATAAAAACAACGGTGCAACAACCGTAACAACCTTTTACTCAACTATAAGGGAAGAGTAGTAGGAGGCCCGTGTAGAGCCCTGGGCAAAGGTAGGGGGAAATCCTCTGTTACGGTCGTTGCGGTCGTAACAAATGAACAAAATCAAGGACCTGCAGCGTAACACTAGGTCGTTACAGGTTGATGCAAAGGGTGTTACACCCCGAGGAGAGAACGAGATGGCCAAGCTAGGCGAGAAACACCACCACGCGAAGCTGACCAACGCCGAGGTCGAGCTGATGCGGTCGATGTACGAGGGTGGGGGCTGGAGCTACCGAACCCTCGCCCTGAAGTTCGACGTGGCCAAGGCCACGGTGCAGCACATCATCACCTTCAGGATCAGGAAAGACGGATGAACAGGCGAGAGCTGTTTGCTGGTGCCGGCGCGGCGGCGCTGTCGGCCGCGGTGCCGGTGGTGCCGACCTTCGGGGGTGGTGCTGGTGGCGGGAAGACCGCGGGGCAAGCTGCACGCCGGACCTGGGAGGTCTACGGCGAGGACGCTATCGGGAACACGCAGATCTGGGTCGTGTCCTGGGGGACGGGCGCTGTGGAGCAGGTTGAGGGCGAAGTGCTCGGTGGTCAGCTCTGGTTCCGTCGTCCGCCCCACATCTGACCGTATGGGTTAGCCCAGGCTCGTGCGTGTAGGCTTCGCCGCTCCATGACCCGCCCCTTCCTGAACCCCCCGCTGGCTGCTTACTGCCCCGAGAAGGCCAAGCGTGTTTGCGACTGGCTGGAGAGCGGGAAGACCCTGCTCGCCCTGCTGCGGGCGGACGACACGATGCCGAGCCGGGGAACGATCTACGGCTGGCGGGACAAGGTGCCCGAGTTCGGCGAGGCCTTCGCCCTGGCCCGCGAGCGCGGTTATGACCACTGGATCGAAGACTGCATCGACATCGCCGAGGACGGCTCGGCCGACTGGACGACCCGCACGGCGCGCGACGGCTCCGAATACGCGGTCGTCGACCACGAGGCTCTCGGCCGCTCCAAGCTGCGCGTTGAGACCCGCATGAAGCTGCTGGCGATGCTCTCGCCCAGGTTCCGTCCGCAGCAGGGCATCCAGCTGTCGAGCCCCGAGGGCGGCCCCGTCGAGTTCACGGACGCTGCAGCCGCGGCCAAGATCGCCTCGCTCCTGGCCCTGGCCAAGGCGCGCATGGAAGGCAAGCCCGACGACGGGAGCGACCTAGCGTGATCGCCCCCTCGGTCGCCGAGGTCCAGAAGATGCTGCCCCACCTCACCGAGAGGGAGCGCGGCGAGCTGTGGGCCTTGATGGCCCGCGACAAGAAACGGTGGAGGCCCCTGCCTGGCCCCCAGACCGACGCCTACCAGAGCGAGGCCGACATCATCGGCTACGGTGGTGCTGCCGGCGGCGGCAAGACCGACCTGGCCTGCGGCAAGAGCATCGAGGACCACCGCAAGGTCATGATCCTGCGGCGCGTCGGCACCGAGCTGTCGGCCATCGAGGACCGTCTCGAAGAGCTGTTCGGCACCAAGGACGGCTACAACTCGACCAAGGGGATCTGGCGTCAGAAGCGCAGCGATGGGAAGCCCCTGCAGATCGAGCTGGGCTCGGTGCCCAACGCCGGGGACGAGAAGAAGTACCAGGGCAGGCCGCACGACCTGATCGTGTTCGACGAGGCGGCGAACTTCCTGGAGCTGCAGGTGCGCTTCCTGCTCGGCTGGCTGCGCACCACGGTCGTCGGTCAACGCTGCCAGGCCCTGCTGACCTTCAACCCGCCGACCAGCGCCGAGGGTCGGTGGATCGTGGACTTCTTCGGCCCGTGGCTGGACGACAAGCACCCGAACCCGGCTCTGCCCGGCGAGCTGCGGTGGTTCGCCACCGTGGCGGGCGAGGACATGGAGGTCGACGACGGCACCCCGTTCGTGATCGTCAACGGCGAGCCTGAGTACGACTACGACCCCGACGAATACGCCGAGAGCCCCGACCTGGTGATCCAGCCCATGTCTCGGACCTTCATCCCCTCGCGAGTTCGCGACAACCCCTTCCTCACCGGGACCGGCTACATGAGCACGCTGCAGGCGCTGCCCGAACCCCTCCGCAGCCAGATGCTGAACGGCGACTTCAAGGCGGGCATGGAGGACGACATCTGGCAGGTCATCCCGACCCGCTGGGTGGAGATCGCCCAGGCCCGGTGGAAGCCGCGCTCGCCCAAACCCGAGATGGTGTCGCTGGGTGTCGACGTGGCCAGGGGCGGCAAGGACAAGACCGTGATCTACCGCCGGCACGAAGGCTGGTGGTTCGACGAGCCTCTCGAGTACCCTGGAACCGAGACGATCAACGGCCCCCAGGTCGCGGGCCTCGCCATCGCGGCCAACCGCGACCACAGCCCAATCCACATCGACGTCATCGGCGTCGGCTCCAGCCCCTACGACTTCCTCAAGGAGGCTAGGCAGCAGGTGCTCGGGGTCAACGTCTCGGAGAAGTCGGGAGCGCGCGACAAGTCGGGGCGGTTGAGCTTCTTCAACCAGCGGTCGGAGCACATCTGGCGTCTGCGCGAGCTGCTCGACCCCGAGGCCAACAACAACATCGCCCTGCCCCCGTCGAAGCGACTGCTGGCCGACCTGTGCGCTCCGAAGTGGAAGCTGCGCGGCGTGGCCATCTACGTCGAGAGCCGCGAGGACATCGTCGACCGGATCAAGCGCAGTCCCGACCACCTCTCGGCCCTGGCCCTGGCCTGCATCAACACGCCCAAGGTCCGCAACATGCCCGGTATGGGTTCGAGGAAACCTCGCGACTACGATCCGCTCGCTTAATCCCCGAGGCCACCACCTATGTGCGGCAACCCTGCCCGACTTCTGTCCCCGGTCGCCGCCATCTTCGGAGCGGCCAGCGATCAGCGCAAAGCCCTGCGCGCCCAGGAGGCGGCGCAGCGCACGGCGGCCGAGGCCGCAGCCAAGACGCAGCGCGATGCGCAGCAGGCAGAGGCCAAGGCCAACCGCGTCGCCCCCGACCTGGCCTCACTGTTCAAGGCCAACAAGGTGGGGTCGGCAGCTGCCACCCTGCTCACAGGCCCGGGCGGCGCGCCGCTCGCCAACATGGCCCTCGGCCGCAACACCCTGCTGGGAGGCTAGGCCATGACCACCGCCCAGATCGAAGAGCTGGCCCAGGCCTGCGGCGTGCCGCGGCGTGACCGCACCGACGAACAGCTGTTCGCCGCCTGCCTGCGCGCGATCCGCGCCATCATGGGCTCGAACCCGTGAGCACCCCTGTCCCCGCCAAGCAGCACTTCACGAAACGCTGGTCTGCCCTGGAGACCGAGCGTTCGAGCTGGGTGAGCCACTGGCAAGAGCTGTCGACCGTGCTCTTCCCGCGCGCCGGCCGCTTCTCGGCCGACGACCGCAACGACGGCAAGAAGCGCCACAACAACATCTACGACCGCACCGGCACGGGCGCGCTGCGCATCCTGTCCGCGGGCATGATGTCCGGCGTGACCAGCCCTGCCCGCCCCTGGTTCCGGCTCAAGATCCCCGACGACGCGCTGATGGAATACCAGCCCGTCAAGGTCTGGCTCGCCCAGGTCACGCGCAAGATGCAGGCGGTCTTCGGCCAGTCGAACACCTACCGCGTGCTGCACCAGCTCTACGAAGAGCTGGGGGCTTTCGGTACCGGCAACACGCTCATCATGGATGACTTCGACAAGGGCATCCACCTCTACCCCAACACCGTCGGCCGCTACGCTCTGGCCACGGACTACCGGGGCCAGGTCGACACATCGTACCGGGAGCTGCAGAAGACCGCACGCCAGCTGATCCAGGAGTTCGGCGAGGCCAACTGCTCGACCGCCGTCAGGAACATGGTCTCGAACGGGAACGCCGACGCCTGGGTGACCATCGTCCACGCCATCGAGCCCCGCAAGGAGCGCGACACCCGGTCCCGCGACAGCAAGAACATGCCGTGGGCCTCGGTCTACTTCGAGCGCGGCGGTGACGGCGACAAGCTCCTGCGCGAGAGCGGCTTCGAACGGTTCCGCGTCCTGGCCCCGCGCTGGTACACCTCGAGCGAGGACGTCTACGGCCAGTCGCCCGGCATGGAAGTGCTCGGCGACATCAAGCAGCTCCAGCACGAGCAGCTGCGCAAGAGCCAGGGCATCGACTACCAGACCCGGCCCCCGCTGCAGGGGCCTTCCAGCATGAAGGGCGAAGAGGTCGACTTCCTGCCGGGCGGCTACACCACCGCCGACACGGCCAGCCCGGGCGGCGGCATCCGGCCGCTCTTCGAGGCGCGCATCGATCTGAACCACCTGCTCCTGGACATCCAGGACGTCCGCCAACGCATCCGCGAGGGCATGTACTCCGACCTGTTCCTGATGATCTCGCAGGCGGTGTCGACCAATATGACGGCCACCGAGGTCGCCGAGCGCCACGAAGAGAAGCTGCTCATGCTCGGCCCGGTGCTCGAGCGTCTCCACAACGAGCTGCTGGATCCGCTGATCGAGATCACCTTCGAGCGCCTCCTCAAGGCCGGCGTCCTGCCGCCCCCGCCCGAAGAGCTGATCGGCGTGAACCTGGAGGTCGAGTTCGTCTCGATCCTGGCCCAGGCGCAGCGTGCCATCGGCGCGAACAGCACCGACCGCTTCGTCGGCAACCTCGGCGCGATGGCCCAGATCAAGCCGGACGTGCTCGACAAGTTCGACGCCGACCGCTGGGTGGACAACTACGCCGACCAGATCGGTGTCGACCCGGAGCTGATTGTCGGCAAGGAGCAGGTCGCCCTCGTGCGCCAAGCCCGGGCCGAACAGCAGCAGGCCGCAGCCGCTGCGGAACAGGCGGCCAAGGCCGCCGAGACCGCGGCCAAGCTCGGCACCGTGCAGACGGGCGGTGGCGCATCGAACGCAGGCGCGGACATCATGAACCAGCTCACCGGCTACGGCTCGCCCGCCCCCTACCAGTACTAGGCCGCCCCTCTCCCAATCGACGACCTGGAAGTGCCTCATGGGTTTGACCTTCGTTGCCCCCGACGACATCAGACCCGAGTGGGCGACCGACGCGCAGTGGCGTGCGGTCGAGGCCGTCAAGGAGCACGGCAGCATGCGTGCCGCCGCGGTGGCGCTGGGCTTGAAGAAGACCGCAGTCTGGGAGGCGGTCACCCGCTACACCAAAGAGGCCGCCCGTCGGGGCCTGGCCCCCGGGCATTTCAACGACGGCGTCGCCCCCGGCTACAGGATGGGCAAGGTCACCGTGCAGCGCGGGCCTGCCGGCGTCGAGCGAGTGTGGGAGCGCCAGCACCCAGACGCCGAGGCGCAAGCCGAACGGCTGCAGGCGATCAGGGAGGTGATGCTCGAGGGGATCGTGCCCCTCGTGCCGCTCGCCGCTCCGCTCTACGCCGACGATGATCTGCTGACCGTCTATCCGCAGGGGGATCCGCATGCGGGCCTCTACTCCTGGAAGGACGAGACCGGGCAGGCCTTCGACCTGGCCGAATACGAGCGGGTCATGAAGGCCGCCATCGACAGGCTGGTCGCCTCGGCCGCCCCCTCGGCCCACGCGCTCTTCATCGACCTGGGCGACAGCCTCCATGCAGACAACAACGCGAGCCGCACGAAGAGCGGCCACCACCTAGACACCCACGGCCGCCACGCCGAGGTCGTCCGCGCCGTCATGCGGTGCAAGCGCCACCACGTTGCCAGGATGCTGGAGAAGCATCGGCACGTCACGGTGCGGGTCAACCCCGGCAACCACGACGGGGTCACCGCCCTGATGCTCGCCGAGATGCTGGCGGCGCTCTACGAGAACGAGCCGCGCGTCACGGTCATCACCAGCCCGAACCCCTACTGGTACATGGGCTTCGGCACCAACCTGATCGGCACCACGCACGGCGACGGGGCCAAAGGGAAAGACCTCCCCCTGCTGATGGCGGTCGACGCCCCGGATCTGTGGCAGGCGTCGCAACACGGGTCTCGCGTCTGGTACGTCGGCCACGTCCACCACGGCGACGAGAAGGACTACCCGGGCGTGACGGTGAAGTACAAGCGGACCCTGGCCGCCCCCGACATCTGGAGCCACGCGAGCGGCTATCGGTCGGTCAGGTCGATGGACGCGGAGACCTACCACCGCACGGACGGCGAGGTCGAAAAACACACCTGCTCGATGGCCCGCCTCGGCCCCGGTATGGGTTCCCTTCGGCGCGAGCCGTAGTTTCACGCCATGAGCCAGGAAGACCCGACCGATTTGGCGGCCCAGCAAGCGAGCGCGGAGGCGAAAGCCACCGACGCCCGTAACCGCAGGGACACCGACAAGGCCGATTTGGAATGGCTCATGTCCTCGCCCCGGGGACGCCGGATCATCTGGCGTTTGCTCGCGGCGACGGGCCTCTACGTTTCCAGTTTCACCGGCAACAGTGAGACGTTCTTCAGGGAAGGCAAGCGCGCCATCGGTCTGGAGCTGCAGGGCAAGGTCGCCAAGGCCGCGCCGCGCGACTTCCAAACCATGATGCAGGAGCATTTCGGACATGACTGACACGACGCTGATGACGGCCGACACGCCCACCGATGAAGCCGCATCGCAGCCCGCGGTCGACGCGACCCAGGTCGCCGACCCCGCACAGCAGCCGGCCGCCGAAGCCGCCCCGACCGATCCGGTCGAAGGCGACCCGGCGCAGCAGGAGGAGCCCAAGGACGCGCCGCAAGGAGCGCCCGAGGCCTACGAGCCCTTCACCGTGCCCGATGGCGTCGAACTCGACGCCGAAGTGCTCGGTGACTTTCAGGGGATCGCCAAGGAACTCAACCTGCCGCAGGACGCCGCGCAAAAGGTCGCGGACCTTGGCGTGAAGCTCGCCCAGAAATGGGTGGCGGAAAGCCAGCAGGCGACGAGCGACATGCTCGCCGACTGGAAGGCCCGGGCCGAAACCGACAAGGAGTTCGGCGGCGATGCGTTGCCGGCCAACTTGGCGGTCGCGAAGAAGGCTATCGACCAGTTCGGTACGCCCGAGCTTCGCGAACTGCTGGACGTACACCGCCTCGGCGACAACCCGGAAGTCATCCGGTTCATGTTCCGTGTCGGCAAAGCCATCAGCGAAGACACGTTCGTCGGCGGGGGTCAAACGAGCCCGGCCGCGAGCGCAGCCAAGACCCTCTTCCCCAACATGAACTAAGACTGGAGACCGAACCATGTCCGTCCTCGCGGATACTCACCCCACCCTCCTGGACGTCTCGAAGCGTCTGGATCCCGGCGGCAAGGTCGACAAGATTGTCGAGATCCTCGCCCAGACCAACGACGTCGTCGATGACGCCGTCTTCATCGAAGGCAACCTGCCGACGGGCCACCGCTCGACGATCCGCACCGGCCTGCCCTCGCCGACCTGGCGCAAGCTCTACGGCGGCGTCCAGCCGACCAAGTCGCGCACCGCCCAGGTGACCGACAACACCGGCATGATGGAAGCCTACGCCGAGGTCGACAAGGCCCTGGCCGATCTGAACGGCAACACCGCCGCCTTCCGCCTGTCGGAAGACAGCGCCCACATCGAGGGCATGTCGCAAGACCTCGCCTCCTCGATCTTCTACGCCGACGAAGACGTCACGCCCGAGAAGTTCACCGGCCTGTCCGCGCGCTACAGCTCGCTGTCGGCCGAGAACGGCCAGAACATCAACGCCTCGGCCGCGCACGCCGCGAACGCCACCAACACCTCGATCTGGTTCGTGGGCTGGGGTCCGAACTCCTGCTTCATGACTTACCCGAAGGGCTCGACCGCTGGCATCCACACGGATGACAAGGGTCAGGTCACCATCGAGAATGTCGACGGTGCCGGCGGCCGGATGGAAGCCTACCGGACGCACTACCGCATGGACGCTGGCCTGGTCCTCAAGGACTGGCGCTACGTCTACCGGATCCAGGTCGACTTCGCCGCCCTGACCAAGGACGCCGCCACGGGTGCCGACCTCATCGACCTGATGACGGACGTCGCCTCGTTCATCCCGAACCTGGGCGGCATCCGCGGTGCCTGGTACACCAGCCGCCGCGTTCACAGCTACCTGCGCCGTCAGATGGTCAACAAGGTCAAGTCCTCGACCCTGATGATGGACGACGTCGCCGGCAAGAAGGTCATGACCTTCGACGGCTTCCCGGTTCGCCGGGTCGACGCCCTGCTGCACACCGAAAGCAAGGTCGCCGCGTAAGCGGGGCCGGGAAAGGAATAGGACCATGATCCTCGACGAACGCAACGAGTTCGCAGACGCCGTTTCGGTGGCAGCTGCGGCCGGCACCGCCCTCATCGGCGATGTCATCGACCTGGGGTCTGCCTCGCGCGACATTGGCGCGGGCCAGCCCCTCTACCTCATCATCCAGACGGACACGGAAATCATCACTGGCGGTTCCGCCGGCACGATCAAGTTCCAGCTGGCCTCGGACAGCACGGCCGACCTGGCCACGTCCGCGACGATCCATTACGACACGGGCACGCTCGTGACGGATGACGCCGCCGCGAACGACGCCCGCCTCAACGCGGGTGGGCTGATCTGCTCGGTGTCCCTCCCGCAGGGCGCGGTCTACGAACGCTATCTCGGCATCCTCGCCGTGATCGCCACCACGACCGTCACCGCCGGCAAGATCAACGCCTGGCTGTCGACTGAGCCGTACCCGGCCCAGCGTGCCTACCCTGACGCTGTTCCGAACTAAGGGGAACAGCCGATGAGCAAGGCACGCACCGACGCCCAAGGGCGTAAATGGGACGCCAACGGCGACCGCGTCTATGAGCTGGCCGGGAAGAACACCACCGTGCAAGCGATCCACGCGGGCACCTACCCGTCCAACCACTTCCGTCAGCCGGGCGAAAAGTTCCAGCTGAAGGAAGGGGACGCCATCGTCGACTGGATGTGCGAAGTCGAGGGCGACGAAGCCCCCGCCAAGCGCCGGTTCGCCGCGGCCAAGAAGCCCGCCGAACTGCCGGTCAACCCGCCGGTCAACCCGCCGGCCGACGAAGCCCCGGTCGAACCCGACCTGGTCTAGGCCAACCACCCCCTCCCCGTAGGGGTCCGAGCCGGGGGCCTCACCGCCCCCGGCTCTTTTCTTTGAGGCGCTCACCATGACCACCGCCGTCGCCATCGCCAACCTGGCTCTGTCGCACCTCGGCGACGACGCCACGGTCGTGAGCCTTGAGCCGCCCGAGGGCAGCGCGCAGGCCGAACAGGCCGCCCTGTTCTACCCCATCGCCAGGGACGCCCTGGTCGAGATGTACCCCTGGAACTTCGCCCTTCGCCGCGCGACGCTCGCGCTGCTCGAGGAAGAGCCGGTCACGCAGTGGGCCTACGGCTACGCCCTGCCCTCGAACGTGCTCGGCGTGTTCTCGGTGCAAGGCCCCGACGACACGGACGATTTCGTCAGCCCGGCCTACGGCCCGCTGGTCGCGATCAACGGCGTCCACGACTTCGAGATCGAGGGCCTCGCCGACGGCACCCGCGTGCTCTACACCAACGTCGCCGACGCGCGGATCCGCTACACGGTGGCGGTCACGGTGCCGAGCTTCTTTCCGCCGCTGTTCACGCTCGCCCTGTCCTACTTCTTGGCCAGCTTCCTCGCCGGCCCCGTGCTCAAGGGCGAGACCGGCCGCACGGTGGCGGCCCAGATGCTGCAGATCATGGGCGGCTTCTTGAACAAGGCCCAGACGCAGGACGCCAAACAGCGCCGCGCCAGCCGGGTCCGCGACGCGCACGTCGCCCCGTGGGTGGGCGCACGCTGATGGCGGGCACGCTGCGCACCAACTTCCGCTCGATGGCCGGGGGCGAGATCACGCCCGAGATGTACGGGCGGATCGACGACGTCCGCTACCAGACGGGCCTCGCCCTCTGCCGGAACTTCGTCACTCTGCCGCACGGCCCTGCGCAGAACCGCGCCGGCTTCGAGTTCGTGCGCGAGGTGAAGGACAGCACCAAGGCCACCCGCCTGCTCCCCTTCACGTTCAGCGTATCCGACACCGTCGTGATCGAGTTCGGTGAGGGCTACTTCCGCTTCCACAGCCAGGGCGGCACGGTGCTCGACGGCCCCGACCCCTACGAAGTCGAGAACGACTACGCCGAGGCAGACCTCTTCGAGGTCAAGTTCGTGCAGTCGGCCGACGTGCTGACGCTCGTGCATCCCGGCTACGCGGTGCAAGAGCTGCGCCGATCTGGCGCGACGTCCTGGGCGCTGACGGAAGCCAGCACCGGCCCCGGCATCGACCCGCCGTCGGGCCTCAACGTCGTGGCCACCACCGCGGGCGCGAGCTATCTGCGCAGCGACGAGTACGTCGTGACCTCGGTCATCGGCACCGTCGAGAGCGCGGCATCGGCACCCGACAGCGCGACCAACAACCTGAACGCGGCCGACACCTACAACACCATCACCTGGACCGCGCAGACCGGGGCCACCGGCTACCGCGTCTACCGCAAGGCCGGCGGCCTGTTCTACCTGATCGCCGTGCTCGACGGGAACGGCTCGGTCAGTGTGATCGACGACAACCTGCCCGCCAACGGAGGCATCACCCCGCCCCAGGCCTCGGACCCTTTCGCCGACGACAACAACCCCGGGGCGGTCACCTACTTCGAGCAGCGCAAGGTGTTCGGCGGATCCTTGGCGCAGCCCCAGAACATCTGGACCACGCGCACCGGGTCGGAGGTCGACTTCAACTATTCGGTGCCGCCGCGCGACGACGACAGCATCCAGTTCGCCATCGCGGCGCGCGACTACAACCAGATCATCCACCTGGTCCCGCTCCAAGACCTGATCGTCATGACCCAGGCGGGCGAGTGGCGCATCTCTTCCGGGGGCAACGCCCTGACACCCGGCAGCTTCGGCGTCCGGCCACAGTCCTACGTCGGTGCGGGTCACGCGACGCCGATCACCACAGGTTCGAACCTGGTCTTCGCCGACACCGCGGGCCACATCCGCGAGATGTCGTACCAGGACACGGCCGGCGGCTATCTGACCGGCGACCTGTCGCTGCGCGCGCCCCACCTCTTCGACACCTTCGAGATCGTCGACAGCGCCCAGGTCAAGGCCCCCTATCCGATCCTGTGGTTCGTCAGCTCCAGCGGCAAACTGCTCGGCCTCACCTACATTCCCGAGCAGCAGGTCGCGGGCTGGCACCAGCACGACACCGCGGGTCTCTTCGAGAGTGTGGCCGCCGTCCGCGAGGGGAGCGAGACCGCGCTCTACGCCGTCATCCAGCGCGAGATCAACGGCAGCTCGGTGCGCTACATCGAGCGCATGCGCAGCCGGGCGTTCAGCGCCGCGGCCGACGCCTTCTTCGTCGATGCCGGCGTCTACTACAGCGGTACCGCCATCGACGAGGTGACGTCGGGCCTCGAGCACCTCGAAGGCGAGATCGTCTCGATCCTGGCCGACGGCGCGGTGTGCCCGCAGCAGACCGTGATCGACGGGGGCCTGCCCGACCCGCTCCCCGCCGAGTGCGAGACGATCATCATCGGCCTGCCCATCGAAGCCGACATCCAGACCCTGCCCTTCGCAGTCGAGATGCCGGGGGCCGGCCAGGGCCGGCCGAAGAACATCAACGAGCTGTGGCTGCGGGTCTACCGCAGCTCGGGCGTCTTCGCGGGGCCGACCTTCGAGAACCTGACCGAATACAAGCAGCGGACCACCGAGCCCTACGGCTCGCCGCCGGCCCTGACCACCGACGAGATCGCCATCAAGATCGCCCCCTCGTGGTCGATGGGCGGCCAGGTCTGCATCCGCCAGTCGGACCCGCTGCCCCTGACCATCCTGTCGATCTCCGCGGAGACGGTCGTTGCCGGTTAAGGTCCGCTTCGCCACAGAGCAAGACGCCATCGCTCTGGAGCCCCACCTGCGGGAGGCGGATCGGGCCGAACTCGAAGCGGCATCCGGCCCCGACGTCCGCGGCAATCTGCGATCCGCCGTCCGCATGTCGACGGGGCGCGGAGGCAAGATGGCCTTCGTCGCCGAGCACGAAGGGGAGGTCATAGCCCTCTTCGGTTTCGTGCCCGCGGGGCTCCTATCTGGCGTCGCCTACCCCTGGCTGGTCGGCACGCCGGGCCTGGCCCGGGTGCCCGGTATGTTAAACAGGCTCGCGCGCTCCTACTGTTCGGCGGTGCTGGGCGAGTACCCGGTGCTCGTCAACTTCGTAGACGCCCGCCACGAGGCGAGCGTGCGATGGCTGAAGCGCATCGGGTTCGAGCTACAACCCCCGGAACCTTTCGGCGTCGCCGGCTTGCCGTTCCACCGTTTTGAGATGCGAGGCTGAAGGCATGTGCGACCCGGTCACGATTTCGATGGGCGCGCAGGCAGCGGGTGCCGGCATGAACGCGGTCGGGGCCTACGGCCAGGCCAAGTCCCAGAAGAGCGCGCTCGGTTTCCAGGCCCAGATGGCCGACATGAACGCGCAGCTGGCAGAGCGCCGCGCGCAGATCTCCCTTGAGCAGGGAGCTTACCAGGCCCAGGAGATCGAACGCCAAGGCGCACGCGCCAAGGGCTCGCAGCGCGCAGCGATGGGTGCAAGCGGGATCGCGCTCGACAGCACCACCGCCTTGGCCATCGTCGCAGGCACCGACATGGTCTCGGCTGAGGACGCCAAGCAGGCGCGGATCAACGCTGTGCGCGAGGCCTGGGGCCACCGCACCGACGCGACCAACCAGCGCAACGAGGGCCTCGCCGCCCGCGCCAACGCCAAGGGCATCAACCCGTGGGGCGCAGCGGCGACCAGCATGTTGGGCAGCGCCACGAGCATGGCCTCGAGCTACTACGGCATGCGGAAAGCGGGCTGATGGCCAACCTTCGTATCGACGACACGCGCCGCGTCGCGCCCGGCCAAGCCCCGGGACAGTTCGGCGCACCCGACGCCTCGCGGGGTGCCGAGTTCGCCTCGCGCCAAATGCAGGCGGCGGGCCAGGCTGTGCAGCAGGCGGGCAAGCTCGCGGCCGACATCTACACCGCCGAGCGCGAGAAGTTCAACGAGACCCGCGTCAACGAGGCGCTGAACCGCGCCCAGGCCGTGGCGCTCGAGAACCAGACCGAGATGAGCCAGCTGCTCGGAGCGGCGGCCATGAAGGTCGGCGAGAACGAACAGCCGGCCGATGTCGTCTACAACGAGCGGTTCGGCCGGCAGGTTGGCGAGATCGCCGACGAACTGCAGCTGACCGCCGAACAGCGCCGCCGATACACCGAGCAGGTCCAACCCCTGACCACGCGCTTCAGCGCGGCGGCCACGGGGCACTTCGCCGCGCAGGCCACGGCCTACCAGGAAGACGTCGAGACCACCACCGTGGCCACGGCGAGCATGGCAATCCTCGCCGCGCCGGACGACCTCGAGGTCTATGCCGAAAACCGGGCGAGGATCGCGCAGGCTACCACCGCCAGCGGCCAACGCTTGGGCTGGACGGCCGAGCGCACCGCGCTGGAGATCCAGGACCGCACCGGCAAGGTCGTGCTCGAAGGCATCATCGGCCGCGCCGACGAAGACCCGCGCGGGGCCGAGGATATGCGGTTGCGCCACTTCGACGACATGACCCCGGCGCAGCGGATCGCCGCTCGCAACGCGACCGCGGGCGGGCTGGCCACACAGGACGCCTCGGCCTGGGTGTCGACGACCTTCGCAGGCGCGCCGCCCGCACCTCCCGGCGCGCCGGGCGCGAGCTTCCAGATGCCGCTCGAAGGCGTCGAGCTGCCGGGTCCGGGGAGCCGGGACTACGGCGAGCGGCCCAGGTTCCGCACATCCACGGGCTGGTCGTCGAGCA